CGACCACACGATCCACGTCTGGTCGTCGTACATCCGCTGCCCGACGGGCACGTACGCCGTGTTCGCGCCGTTCGCGACGAGGAGGCCGTAGTCCGTGGACAGCAGCTGGTTGACGGTCCGGTGCTGCCAGTACGACGCGAACTCGGCGGCCTGCAGCTCCATGCCCCAGATCTGCCCGGACGCGGCGGCCAGCGGGCGGCGGGTCCAGACGATGCCGGCCCACATGATGACGCCGTCCCGGTCGACGTACAGGGCGGTCTTGTCGGGGATGGTGGCGTCCATCGGCCGGAGCTTCGCGGTGTCCGCGTTGAGGGCGACGGTCCCCCGGAACGTCCCGATGCCGTTCAGTTCGGTGGAGTACTCGACGTTCTGGACGGGCAGCTCCGCGAGCAGCTTGTCGGTCAGCAGGTCGCAGAACAGGTAGGTGTACTGGTGGACCTGCGGGCTGGGGGTCGTCATCAGGCCATCCGCTGCAGCCGGACCCAGGAGCCTTCGAGCACGGTTGTGGTCGGCGCTCCGGAGGTGTTCTGTGCCCAGCGCAGGGTGACGTTGCCGGCCGTGCCGCCGGTCTTGAGTTGCGCCCGGGAGTTGATGGCCTGCGCGACGCCGCCGTTGCCCTTGGCGCCGCGGGCGACGTTGTTCGCGACGATGCTCGCGTCGTGGTCGGTGAAGTTCGCGGTTCCGGTTCCGAGTGCGGCGTAGGTCATGGTAGCGCCGGCCGGGATCGTCCAGTCGATCTTGATGTCGTAGGGGCTGGAGGCGAGGAACTGGATGAACGCGTCGAGGGCGTACCGGGCGTTGGCGATGACGGGGATCGTCAGCTGGGTGTCGGCGGTCAGCGTCGTGTTGCTGGCCATCGGGGTGGAGTCGGACGTCCGGATCGCGAACGAGAACTTCCCGATGCCCTGGCCTGCGCTGTCGAGCAGGGCCTTCGTGGTGCCGGCCGTCGTGCCGTAGAGGAACGTGTCGGAGTCGGTGGCGTACATGACCTGGCCGGGCGCCGGGTGGTCCGGTACGGCGGTGGACAGGACGGGCAGGATCCCGCCTGATGCGACCTGGTAGCTGCGGACGTCGGTGATTTTCCCGGCGATGATGCTGGTGACGCCCGCGTCGACCGCGACGTCCGCGAGGACCAGCGAGTTCGGGGGGATGGTGCCGCGCACCGTGGCGCCGGCCGTCGCCGCGTACGGGCCCTGCACGACCACCGCGGTGGCGGAGTTGACGACGCCGAGGGTCTCCGCGTCCAGCACCTGCACGACGATCGTGTCCTTGCGGAACTGGCTGCCCGACGATGCGGCGATGGTGAGGTTGATCGGCGCATCGTTGACGACGGTGTACGCGCCGTACCCGGCGATGTCCTTGTTCTCGACGAAGCCGAACCCGGCCGACAGCGCGACGGACATGTTCGGGGTGCCCTGCGCGGAGACCTTCAGCTGGTACGCCTGGTACGACGGCTTGACGCCGGTCCGCACCCGCAGGGGCGTCGCCTCGTCCGACGCGAACCCCGGGTACCCGAGCAGGGCGGACAGTACCGACAGGCGGTCCGTGCGGGCCGCGTACGTGCCTGCCTGCTGCCAGGCCGGCGGGGAGATGAACGCCATGGTGGGTGTGCTCCTTACAGGGTGGCGTCGCGCCAGGTGACGGTCAGGTAGGTGGGCAGGGAGCCGTCTCCGTACGGGCTGCTGCGGTAGACGACGGTGTTGGTGCCGGGCTGCATCACGGGCCAGTCCGACCCGGGCACCACCCAGTCCCGGCGGGGCGTGGAGCCCATGTCGAGCACCGCGCGGTTCGCGGTGTCGATGAGGACGAACTGCCCCGGGATGATCGTGTTGTTGAGCTGGAACACGGCGCCGGTCTCGGAGAGCTGGACGGACGGCTTCACCGCCGGGCCGTCGATCCGCAGCAGCGGGAACGTCGGCGAACCCCCGGCATTGACGCAGGTCAGCGTGCCGCCGGTGCCGCCGGTGCCGTACACCCACGGGTAGGTCCGCGGGTAGGAGCGGCCGGACGCCGGGGCGTACGCGGCGGTCTGCGCGGAGTGCACCGCCAGGGAGTACACCAGCGGGTCCGCGCAGTAGAACTGCACGTGCGCGGTGGTGGTCCGCCACAGGTACGAGGCGTCGTACGGGATCGAGCGCTTGCGGACCTTGCCGAGGACCATCAGCCCCAGGTCCGGGAAGCCCAGCTGATCCGGCGCGACGCCGGGCTGCATCACGGCCTTCAGCGCCGTCGTCAGCGTCCGCAGGTTCGCCGGGTCCGTGCCGCGCAGGGTGATCGCCACGTTGATGACCCGCGCGCCGGTGTAGTCGGGGCCCGTCCACGTGCCGTGCGCGCCGGTCTTGTCGACGTCGTACGCCCGCACCTCCGGCATGTCGTCGAGGTCGGGGATGTCCGCGATGGCGTACTGCGTGCCCGGGCCCATGGTGAGGCCGCCCCAGGTGATCCGCCCTACTGCGCTCATCGCACTCCCACCCGCGCCTTCCAGGACAGCTCGCTGCTGATGTCGGCCGGCGTGATGTTCGAGCCGTAGAGGTTGATCGTGTTGGTCTGCTGCACGGGCCGGGCCATCCCGGCGTACACCCCGGACAGGGCGCCCGCGTTCCCCGCCAGGGACAGGCTCGGCCCGCCGAGGGCGCCCGCCATCTGCGCGGTGATGCCCTGCAGTTGGGCCCGCAGGTCGGGCAGGCGGGCGGCGATGCCGGCCATGAAGCCGCCCATGATGGACTGACCGGCGGGGGTGAGGATCGTCGCGTCACGGGTCGGCGGTCCCTTCCACGACGGCAGCATGTCCGTCAGGTCGGAGAGGGTGTCCTTGACCTTGCCGAGGCCCGACTTGATGCCTCTCACCAGGGAATCCGTGATTTTCAGGCCCGCTTCCCACAGGCTGTTGCCGAGGTCCCAGAGCGCGACCGCCAGTTGGGCGGGCAGGAGGATGAACTCGCGGACGACCATCTTGGCCAGCCCCGACAGCACCTCGCCCGCACTGTCGACGGCCCCGTCGACGTCGCCCTCCAGGAGCTGGGTGAGGCCGGTCAGGGCGGGTACGACGACCTGGTCGACGGTCTTGGCCAGCTCACCGGCGAAGATCGTTGCGAGCTTCGAGACGGCTGCGATGATCGGCGTCAGCAGCGGCATCATCGCCTGCAGGCCCTGCCCGAGGAGGACAGCGAGTTGACCCAGCAGCGGAGTCAGGGCGATCGCGACGGCCGCGAAGCTGGCGCCGAGCTGGGCGAGCGGCAGTTGCTGGATGACCTGGGTCAGGACCGGCAGCAGCGTGCCGGTCAAAGTGGTCAAAATCGTGACGAACGGCTCGATCAGGGCGGGCAGTTCGGCCAGGATCGGCCCGAGCAGCGTGGACAGGGCGTCCGCGACGGCCGCCACCAGCGGCTCCATCTGAGCGAAGACCTCACTGGCGCCGACCAGCAGGGGCGTCAGCGCGGGCAGCAGGGCGGACGCCAGGGTACTGACCAAACCGAGCAACGGGCTTGCGGCGACTACGAGTTGGCCGACGGCCTGGGCTGCGGCGAGGAGCACTGGGCCAAGCGCGATCAAGATCGGCTGAAGGGCGGCACCCAAGCTGACGATCAAGGTTTGCACGGGCGGCCCAAGGGCAGCCAGCACAGGACCGATCACGCCGAGTGCCGTACCGAGCAGCGGCGCCACCGTGCTGGCCAGCACGCTCATCGTCTGGAACAGGGCGCTCAGCCCGGCCTGGACCTCCGGGGACGCGAACGCCGTCGCCATCGCGTCCGTGATCTTGATGAGGGTCTGGACGTACGTCGCGCCGTTGGCGTTGGCCGCCCCGAACACCGAGCCGAAGATCGAGCCGATGTTGCCGAGTGCCGTACCCAGCTGCCCGACCAGGGTGATCGCCTGCTCGATCGCGGTCTGCATCCCACCGGACGCGAACGCCGCGCTCATCCGCGCGGACAGCCTGTCGAGGGCGCCACCGCCGGCCGCCGTCAGCCGCTCGAAAGCCGGGCCGGCCGCCGCACCGACCTGGACGAAGCCCTGCACGATCGTCGCGGGCAGGCCCTTCAGGTTCAGCAGACCGGCGTTCGCCGAGTCCAGGGCCTGCCCCAGAGCGCCGCTCTTGGCCATCTGTCCGGCGGCGGCCAGCGCGCCCTTGCCCATGGCGTTGAGGGCCGTCGCTGCGGTCGTCAGGCGTTCCCGCAGCACCGGCAGCACCGAGTTGGCGTTCTCCTTCAGGGAGTCCGCGAGGCCGAGGAACAGCGCCTGCTGCACGTCCAACTTCAGGGCGGTCCATGCCGGGGCGAGGCCCTGCACCGCGGTAACGAACTCCCTCGCGGACGGCGCGAGCTTCGCCATCGCCGCGGCGAACGCATCCACACCGCCGGCGCCCCCGGCGGCCTTCTGGTTCAGCGCTTCCTGTGCGGCCGCGATCGCCTCCAGGCCCTTCTGCGCGGTGCGGGCCTGCGCGGTCTGCGCGTCGCCCACCGCGCGGACCTGGTCGGCGACGTTTCGGTTCGCGTCCGCGACCTTCGCCTGCGCGTCGACGACCCGCTTGGAGCCGTCCACGCCGGCCGTGTTCGCTGCGGCGACCTGCACCTTGAGCCGCTCGTAGGCGGTGCCCTGCTCCGCCAGTTTCTGCTTCGCCTGGTCGTACGTCAGCTGGGCCTGCTGCCGCTGCAGCTCGGACGCGGTGCCGTCGCCGAGAACCTGGTCGAGAGCCTCCTTCGCCTGCTGCACCCGCAAGGTGTTCGCGCGCTGGTCGAGCCCGGCGTCGGTGAGCCGGTTGTTCAAGTCCTCCAGGTCGCGGACGGCCTCCGCCCGGGAGTCGTTCAGGTCCTGCTGGGCCCGCTGGGCAGAGCGCTGGGCATCGGAGAGGGACCGCTCGGCCTGCTCGACCTGACGTGCCGCCTGGACGTTGGAGTCCGCGGCGTTCTGCGTCGCGTCCCTCAGTGCGCGCTGGGCCTGCGCGGCCTGGCCGGCGCTGGCCGCCGCCGCCCCGCCGCCGCCCGTGGCCGGTGCGAAAGCGGCCTTGAACGCGGCGCCGAGACCGCTGGTGCCGATCTTCATCGCGCCGAACGCCGACCCCAGCGCCAGGGCCGCTGATGCTGCCACAGCGGCCGCCGGGGCGATCGCCGCGAGCATCGCCACCACCCCGGCGACGACCGGGATGACCGAGCCGAGCGCCAGGGACGCGGTGCCTGCCGACGCCGCCATGCTGCCCAGCGACCGGACCGCACCGGACGCCATGCTGCTGAGCCGCTCGAAGTCCCTGCCGGCGCGCGCCGCCGACCGGTTCTCGTCGACGTGGACCTCGACCTCCGGGTCGAGCCGGTCGACAGCGGCGGCCGCTTCGGTGACCTGCGCGAGTGCGGCCAGCGCCTCGCTGATGTCGGCGTGGACCTCGATGTCGGGGTGGGTGACGGCGAGCCGCCCGAGGTGCGTCTGCAGGTCGTCGATCTCCGCGACGGCTCGCTCGATCGAGATGTCGACGCCGATGCGCTTGTCGGACAGGGCCTGCATCCGGGTGCGGAGGTCGGCGATCTCCCGGTCGGCTTCGCTGGTGTCGGCGTCCACGTGGACGGGCGGCAGGGAGTCGAGGGCGACGGCCAGGCGCCGGCGCATCGCGTCGCCGAGACGCTCGCCGAGGACGGTGCCTTCCCGGGACGCGTCGGCCTGCGACCCGGCGACGCCCGACAGGTCGATGTTGAGGGAGGTCACCAGGGCAGGGAGGTTGATCTGGCCTGCCATGTCAGCCTCCGTAGCTCATGCGGGAAAGGGCGGCGAGCCCGTCGGGGGATGCGAACGCACCGGGGCCGTCCTCGGGCGGGGGGCCCTGCTGGTCGGCGCCGTTGGCGATGCGGTGCCGGTCCAGCAGGGCGTGCAGCATGACGGGCGCCATGTCGAGGAACTCGTCCTCGGTGCGGCGCAGGGGGACCGTCGCGATGTAGATCAGGTCAGCCCAGGCGAAACCGTCTCGACCTGGACTGCTTCGCCGTTTCCCGGGCTGCCGGTGCCGAGCGCCGTGACGAAGGCCGTGCTCATGGCCTCGGCGTACTCCTGGATCCGGGAGAGGTCGAGGAGCTCCCCCAGATCGACGCCGTCCGACGACCGCTTGTAGAGGATCTCCTCCAGGGTCCGCTTGCCGGCGACGTCCTGGCGGTGGCGCAGGTGCGGGGTGAAGCCGCCGCCCTTGCCGCAGAGGCCGGCGCCGAGCAGCTCCATCAGCGGGCCGAACGCGGCGCCGGCGCCGGACTGGTCGATGGCGCCCTGGATGCCCTCCAGGCTGCCGAAGCGCTGTTCGAGGAGCGCGAGGCTGCGGAAGGTGTAGCGGAGGAGGACGGTGGTGCCGTCGCCGAGGGTGATGGTGATGCCCTGCGCGAGGGCCTGGCCGGGTGTGAGGTCGCTCATCTGTGGTCCCCTGGGGTCGAGTTCGGGTGGTGGCCGGGCGGCGGGTCAGGGGATCGGGACGGCGGTCTCGTTGAAGACGTAGTCCATCCACTTGTCGGTGCTGGCCAGCGGCACCGAGGAGACCTCGAACTTCGAGATCCGGTAGTCGTCGCCCTGGAACCCGAGGTCGGGGAACTTGCTGAG